GCAATGAGGCAAAATATTCTTGCAGCACAAGAAGAACCTTTTTCAAGATTAAGTTTTGGTGCAAATCTCGTTGCAGGTGTGCCACAAGGAACAACAACTCTTACTCAAGCTCAAGCTCCTAATCCTTATTTAACTGCTTTACAGACTGGCATCTTAGGACTAGGTGTATTATCTGGTCAGGGTGGCTTAGGTAGTTTTTTAACAGGATAAGGATGTAATGGCAGAAGAAAATAAAGTAGATATTTTTAACAGATCTCTGTTTGGAGGTTTTGGACCTGATGAATATAAACAGGCAGTAGATTATGTAAAACAGTTTCAAGGTATTGAACCTTTAAATGTCAATAGAGGAGTTACTGCTGAAGATGTTTTAAGAGCTACGGCACCTTTAAGTCAGCCTGTCGGTCCTACCTTAACAGATTCAGTCGTACAATTTAATCAGTTTTTAGGAAACATATTAGGTGCAAAGGCACAAAGAATTGAATCTGATGAAGCAAAATTAGCTGAGCAAGATGCAGCAGCAAGAGCTATTGTAGATGCAGAGTTATCAAAGGAAGAAGATGAAGCCGATAATTATCAAGTTGTTGATGGTAGATTAATTGATTTAAGGCTTATCGGATCAGATGACAATCCTCAAGGTATAGTAGTTAACGCAAAACCTGAGCAAGTTAATGTTAAAAATATACCATTAAAAATATTTGATCAATTAGACAAAGCAGAGCAGGATAAAATTTTGGGATTAGTTGATCCTGAACAAACTATCAAAGGTGTGCCAATGTCATACTTTAATACCTTAACCACAGACAAACAAAATCAACTTTTAGGATTAGGATCAGGTGAAACATTCCAAGAATCATTTACCACTAAAGATAATAAATTAGGAATTATTTATCTTGACAGAAATGGTGATGTAAAAACAAAAATTATTGATGCAGAGTTAGGTGCTGATCAAACTAATTTAACACAGACTGAAAGAATATTAGATGAGATTACAGAACTTGAAATTAAAAAAGCAGATCCAACTCAAGACTTTACTGATGAGGATCAAATTAGATTAGATGTTCTTAAAGACTCACAGAAAAAAGTTAAACCATTTGAAAGCACTGAAGAAAAACTTTGGGCAGAAACATCTAGTGACCTTATTTTAGCGACACCACAGAAACAAGATAAATTATTTAAAGTAAATCAAATATCTCAAAAATTAGCTGATGATGAAATAAATACAGGTATCTTGACACCAAAAGTCACGGTGCTTCAAGAAATACTTGCACCTTTTGGTATAAATTTAAAAGGCATATTAGATATGGCTAATATTAATATTTTAAATGAAGCAAGTGATTCAGCACTTATAGAGGCATTAGGCACTCAATTTGGTATTGACGCATCTGAGGGATTAGCAGGACAAATATCTGAAAGAGAATTAGAAGCTTTATTTACCACAACTATAAGATTAAGTGCACCTGGAGAGTTTAATGAAAAATTTGCACAAGGCTTAACTTATCTTTTACAAAAGGATCTAGCAGCATCTCAAATTGCAGCAGATCCAAATGTAAACTCTGTTAAAGATTGGTCTGTTGCAATGAAACAGTGGATGGATGATAACCCACCACCAGAAATGTTTAGTGGTGTTTACAATTACAATTATTTAGAGGATTTAAACTTAGATCTTAATTTAAGACCTTTAGCAGATGGGGAAAGTTAATGGTCACAGCTATTGATAGAGCAAAAGATGATCTTAATTTAGAAGAACCTGTTCAGGTTATATCTCCTGAAGAAAGATTGGCTTCTCTTCGAATAGATGAAAAAGTAGATCCTGATAGACCAGAGATTGATTATTCCAAAGAAGAATTTACTGTAGAAAATCAAAGATTTTATTTACCAAAAGATACAGAACTTCGTAACAAAATATTAGATGCTAGAGATGATATTCAACAAATAGTCATTGAAATGCAAAAATTAAATAAACAACCAGGCGATATAAATTTTATGGTTAATCAATATTTAAAAGATGTTGGATTAACAAGAGCACAAGTATCAGGAAAATTTCCTGAACCTGAAACTGATTTTTTAATGGCACTCACTCAATCTGCAAATAATAGAGTTTTAGATGTTTTAAATTCCGTTATTGATTTCTCGTATTACACTTCTCCTTCAGCAGCGATGGGTGATTTTGTAGCTAGTCAAAAATCAGAACAACCTAATTTTGATTTCGAACCCGAAAATGAGCAAATGAAAAAAAAGCTTTATGAAGTTTTTGTTTTCTTAAATCAAATAGATCCCTCTTTTACAGCAGATACATTTTCAGAAAGAGTTGCTGATAATATGGGTAAGTTTATTGTAGATGCAATTCCTATCACTGGTGCTCTTACAAAAGTAACCGCAGCTAATAAATTAAAAATTGCAGACCCTGATACTCTTAAAGGTATTTATGCAAACAGTAAAAATAATTTAAAGATGATGTACAATACAATTATTGATATTTATGACGTAGCAAAAAAAGAAGGTCGATTAGGTAGATTAGTAGCAGATGATATTTTAGCTGCTATGGGTTTTTCAGCAGGAATGGATGTTAGTAAAAAGTTAACTGAAGAAGGTACAGAAGAGGGCTTTTCTGTATTAGGAACACCATTTAAATTAGCAGTTGAAACATTAGGACCTTTTGTGGGTGCGGGTGGTTTTCAAAAAATAGGCAGTGTTATATATGATGTTCCCATAGCTACATACAATGCAACAAAAAACTTTTTTACAAGATGGTCAGAATTTAATCAGGCCAATCCTGATTCAAATCCTGCAAGTAATTTAATTAAAATGTTTAATGAAAGAAATAGTGAAAGTAAGGCACAAAAGATAGCTGAAGAAATTAACACTAATATTAATCCTGAAGAGAGAGCAGCAAGAGAGGAATCTTTAGAATTAGAAAATCGTTTAAATCAAGTTGTTGTACAAACAATAAAAAAAGATGTTAATGGTAATGAATACATTGAACAAGAAATAAAAAATTTAAGAGAAACAGATAGTCCTAGTCTTGATTTTTCTTTAGCACAAGCTACAGAGAATCCTAGTTTGATAGAAACACAACGATCAATTGAATCAAATTTAGTAGATGGTGGTTTTAAAATTATTACACCTGGTCGTGCTGATCAAAAAAACAAGGTGGCACAAACTGTAAAAGATCTGTCACTCTCTAATTATAAAATTGTTGATCAAGCATTAGAAAGAGAATTTCCTAATACACAGTTTATTTATACAACTGCAATAAATGAAGATGGAAAACAAGTCATTGTTGCAACCGAACAAAAAATTGGAAACTTTGGATCTTACTTTAACACAAACAATCGTGTGGGTGGTGTGGTGGACCAACAGATTGATACTGAGCTTCAAACACAAACAAATATTTTGACTCCTGGTTCTACAATTAAAGTAGCAGATCAAGACATGACTGTTGTTGGTACTGATTTAAGGAACAAGTATTTAAATTTAAAGGAAGAAAAAAGAAAAATATATGATGATGAATTAATAAAATTAGTTGATGACAGTTTTGGAGATAGAAATTTTGACATCACAGACTTTAAAGATACAGTTATTACCAAAGTAAAGCCTGATTTTGGAACAAGAAAACAAGATATACCTGATCAATTTTATGCAATCAGAGATTTAGGAAATGATTTTGCTCCGATTATTAACGATGCAAATAAAGCCATTACAAAAGCATATGAGGATTATTTATCCTCTCCTACGACAACAAATTACAAAATATATATGGAAAAAATTAAATCCATTGAAAAAAATTTAGAAAATCAAATTACTAATTTAAATAAAAATTTACAATCTAAATTAGACGCAGGTGAAATTGCAATAGCTCCAACATATAATATGGGTGAAATCACCTTTACATATCCCGGTACAATAAAATTTGATAATCAAGGTAAAGTGATTGCAGGTATTGATGATATAGGTAAAACCTATATGGGTAGAGATCTTAAGGCAGGAGAACCCATTGGCATTGGTGTTGCGGGTGATCAAGTAACAGTTGATATAAAAGAACCTACATTAGACATACCCATTAAACAGCTAATAAAATTAAAAGAAGGTTTGTTAAGAGATTTAAATATAGCTATGCAGAAACCAAATGAAAATTCAGAGTTAATAAAAAAATTATCAATTATGGTTAAGGAAGTTGATGGAGTAGTAGACGATAATTTACAAGGTATCAAAGCATATGATGATTGGTTGACTGAAAAAAAATTAAACTACACTGACATTTTTGAAAAAGGTCAAATAAATAAAATACTGACACAAACTGGAACAGGCGAATATGCAATACAAGATGAACTAGTAGGTAAAGCTTTTTTAACTGACAAAAAATCTATTGATGAATTTTTCGCTACTTTTGGTGATGACGCAGAGGCTGTCAAAGGAATAGAGGCTGCTTTTTACGATATGTTATTTAGCACTAAAGGTGGCGTTCTAAACAAAGAAGGTTTAATTGATA